CGCTATGGCTCTGGTGCAGAGCAGCAATTAGCTGGCAAGATGACTGATGCTGCGGCTAGAGCTTTGGCTGAACAGAATCAACAAGCCTATCTGCAAAACTACCAACAAGAGCGTGGCTTGCAAGAACAAGCATTGCAATCTCTTGGTGGTCTGTCGCAACAAGGCTTCGTCAATCAACTTACAGGCGCTCAAGGTCTTGGCACTGCTGCACAGCAAGCCTTTGCTAATCAGATGGGTGCTACTCAAGCTGCTCAGAATGTTTATGGCTCTGATCTTGCTAATCGTATGGCTGCGGCTCAAGCAGGTCAAGGCGTTTACCAGAGTGATTACGCTAACCAAATGGCTGCACTCGCTGGCGCTCAAGGAGCAAGTCAAGCTGATATAGCTACACGTATGTCTGCCGCTGGTATGGCTCCTGGTCTTGCTGCTGCTGACTATGCTGATATTGATAGGTTGCTTGCTGCTGGTCAAGTTGGTGAGGGCTACACGGCTGCTCAACAAGCTGCTGATAAGGCTCGTTACGACTACACAGCTAATCTTCCGTATCAAACGCTGCAAAACTACGGTGCGTTTATCACTGGCTTGCCGCGTGGTGGAATTACCACAGAATATGTTGCGCCTCAAACAGAAGCAGAAAAAGCTGCGGCTGCCGCTAGAAATACAGATATGCAAGGCAATAGCTACTTAGATTACATTCGTTAAAGGAATTATTATGGCAGCAGCAGCTATCCCTGCTTTAGCAGGGGCAATGTCAACGGCAGCACCAGCAATAGTAGGTAATACTTTTCTTGCTTCACTCGCAGGTGGCGCAGCAACTGGAACTTTACTTGCTCCTGCCGCTGCTGCTGCTATTCCAACGGCTGCTGCGGTAGCTGCTCCAGCAGTTGCTTCTTTGGCTCCAGCAGTTGCTTTTCAAACGGCTTCTTCCATTGCTCCTAGTGTTGCTGGTCCAGCATCAGGTATTTTCGCAGCGCCAAATTTAGCAGCATTATCAGGAACTCCTGCATATACAGGTATGGGTATGGCTGGCGCTCCACCTACATTTATGCAATCCGCTATGAATGCTGGAAGAAACATCCAAGGTTTAATGTCTGAGAATCCTGGATTAACTAGCGTGGCTAAACAAGCTGGCGGTGCAATGATGCAGCCACCACCACCACCACAAGTATTGCAAGCACCACCAATTCAAAGCGGTCAATTTGCTCCAGTGGACTTTATGAGCTTACTTAGCCAAAAGCCACAGCAAATGCAGCGTCGCACTTCATTGTTAGGGTAGATTATGGCTATTGATTATGATTTACTTAATATGATATTGAACGGAGATCAATTAGCAAATGATGATCCAAGTCAAATTATAAATAGAATTGATCCTAGAACAATGTATTTGGGAGATTCACAATATAGTTCAAGCCCATATACTGCACGAAGATCAGCATTTGATGAAATGCGTCCAGAACAACAAGGACAGTATTTACTTAATCAAACAAGACAACTAGGTAATGTATCAAATGCTCCAATTCCAAGAACAGACGCAAATGTTCCTTTTGATGTAGGTACACTTGATTTACAAAACCAAGCACCAATTAATACGCAACAAGCTAATGTATCTAATAATGTAAATAATCAACCATTTCAACCAATACAAATAGATAACAGACCTGATTTACAACCAAGTTTGATTACAAAGTTATTTGATCCAAAATTAGCAGCAAAATTTCCAAATCAACCAATTGCGCCTCAAAGTCAACAAAATACGTCTGGGCAGAATATGGCACAAAATAATTCATCAAGTTTTATGCAGAATATCTTTGGCGTTGTACCTAATTACTATGAAGGATTGTTAGGCCCTGCTGAGACTCAAGCCATTCAAAAAAGATCGACTCAACAAGGCTTGTTAGGCGCTGCTATTAGCTTGCTAGGTGGCATGGGTACTCGCGGCACTACCGCACAGCAAAACATTGCTGGCGCTCTTAGTGGTGGCATACAAGCATCACAAGGTGCTATCCAGCAAGGTCTGACTAACTATCAGATGCAGCAACAACTAGCACAGGCTAAGATTGCTCAAGAGCAAGCTGCATCATTACGCGCTGACGTTGCTAGAGTTATGCAAATGCCTGAAGTGGCTAATAATCCTGCTTTGATTGCTTCATTGCGTGCTGATCCTGCTAAAACTTTGGCATGGATTAACGAGAATATGGCTATTAGTAAGGCGTATGAACCTGCTCCTCAACAGACAGGTGCAGTAACATCTATGGCTGAACAGCCACAAACAGGAACAGCGGTAGGTGGTGAGAAATCTTTACCTGGCGTTACAGTTACAGCGCCAAGGTCTAAAATAGAAACAGAAATAAATAGGTTGCTAACAGCTAATCAGCGTCTTACTGTATTGCCAGGCAAGACTGCACAAGATGCTATTAAGAGTAACCTAGATCAAATTACAGGACTTCAAAAGCAATTGATGAGAGAGGACGTATCTAACTTTGACTTCAATGGCATTAAAGGTGCGGTATCTCCTGATCTACTATCGCAAGTTAATAACTTACAGCGTCTTGCTGAGACAGGTCAGATTTCAGCAAAAGACTTGCAGGATGGTCTTAGAGATATTCAAAAAGCTGATTTTGAGTTTAAAAATAGTCAGCGTGATTACACTAAAGAAGCTGTACGAGTTGCTGGCAGTATGTTTCCAACAGTTGCTTTTAATGCGCTTAATGCGGAACAACTTGGTCAACTGCAAAATAAACTTGATACGCTTGATATTGTTAAACGTAAAGCAGGTGCTATTAATATTAATATGCCTAGCGAATCAGAGCGTACTGCTGGATATTTGACAACTCGATTCAAAAATTCTTTGCAGCAATATAATGAAGTGTTGGGAAAAAATCCAGAAGCAGCAGTGCCAAGTTTACAGGCAGAAATAATTAGAAGCGTTACAAATTCAAATTATTTAACAAACCTTGCTACTCCTGAAGCTAGACAAAGAATGATAGCTGCTGAATTAGATATGCTATCTGCTGCTCTTACGCTTTCAACTGGAGCAGCTTATACACCATTAGAATTAGAAACACAAAGACAAAGTTTATTCCCGCAACTTGGAGATAAACCAGCAAATATTAGAGATAAAGCTGTAAGACTTAATAAGTTATTAAAAGAAGCTGCAATGGTCAAAGCAGGTAGAGCAGCACCTAGTTCCACAACTGAAGCTGATGAAGTATTGCTAGAACTTGAGCGCAGAAAGGGTAAGTAATGGATTTATCTAAAATCTCTACTAAAGACCTAGAGTATATAAAGGCTGGCAAGCTAGATAAAGTATCTACTGCTGGCCTTCAAGCCTTTGCAGAGGCTAAAGGTATGTCTGCTGCTCCGCAACCGTCTGTAGTGGCTCCTGTTGAGTATTCTCCGGTGGCTGAAGCTGCTCGATCTGCTGTTGGTGGAGCTACATTTCAGTTTGCAGATGAGTTAGAGGCTGCACTGCGTACAGGTTCAATTAGCAGTGATGAATATACAAAGCTACGCAATCAACTTAGAGGCCAACAAGGTCAGTTTAAACAAGACTATCCAAAGACTGCTATCGGCACTGAACTAGCTGGTGGTCTTGCTATGCCTGTAGGTGCTGCATTAAAGCCTGTTACTCGTGGTGCTGGATTGATTGGAGATGTTGCACTTGGCACTGGCATGGGTGCATTAACTGGTGCTGGTATGGCTCAAGAGCAAGCTGACATCCCAGGACAAGCTGTTATCAGTGGCTTGTTCGGTGGTGGTGTTACTGCTGGCCTTAGTGGTGCAGGTAGATTGCTTGCTCCTAATATCCGTCCTGAAGCTGCTGCGTTACGTCAACAAGGTATTCCATTAACCCCTGGAGCTGCGTTTGGTGGTCGCATTCAACAAGTTGAGCAAGCTGCTGAGAGTCTGCCTATTATTGGTCGCGTGGTAAGTGGTGCGCGTGAGCAACAATACGAAAAGTTTAATACTGCTGCATACAACAAGGTTCTTAGAAACCTTAATCCTACTTTGAAAGTACCTGAGAACGCTGTAGGTAGAGATGCTTACCGTTTCGTTGAAGATGCTATTGGAGCGCAATATCAAGCTGTAGTGCCAAAGCTACGCATTGAGTATAGTCCGCGTGTAGATCAGGCATTTGAGGCTGTTAAGAATCGCTATGCAAAAGGTAAACTGCCACCTAGCCTACAAAAAGAATTTGCTGGTTATGTTGACGCGTTAAAATCTGACTTCAGTGCTAGTCAGGTATTGCCAGGCACTAGGGCGCAAGCAATTAAGCAAGATTTAGGTGAAATGGCTAATTCTTACTCTACGGCTCAAGGGTCTGAGAAACTGTTAGCTAATGCTTATCGTGATCTTCAGGGTTTATACATGAACCTAATGAGAAATCAGAATCCTAAGTACGCTAAAGACTTAAACAAGGCAGACACAGCGTTTAAAGATTTTGTGCGTGTACAGACTGCAATGAACAAGACTCGCGGGGAAGAAGGTGTATTTACTCCAGCTCAGTTAGAGGCTGCTGTACGTCAAACTGATAGGTCTGCACGTAAAGGTGCATTTGCTCGTGGCGCTGCTCCGATGCAAGACTTGTCAGGTACAGCCACATCAGTCTTAGGCTCTAAGGTTCCTGATAGTGGTACTGCGGCTCGTGGAATGACAGGTGCGCTATTAACTGGTGGTGCGACTTACGTTGATCCTATGATGGGTGCATTAACAGGATTGGCTACACTGCCATATTATAAATACGGTGAGAAAGCTATGTTTGCGCCTAGAAACCAAACATTTGCTGAGGCTGTACAAAGAGCTAGAAGTGCATCATCATTTGCTGTGCCTGGCTTGCTAGGCTTGACTCAATAGGATTAAATTATGGCAAAAACAAAGATTAGTGAATTCAATACCGATCCTGCGCTAAATACTGACATTGACAGTATTAACATCGCAGAGGGCTGCGCTCCTTCTGGTATCAATAACGCTATCCGTGAGCTTATGTCTCAGCTCAAGAATCAACAGTCTGGTACAGACGGAGATAGCTTTACTGTCGGTGGCAATCTTACTGTTTTAGCTCAAGGTGATGTCAGACTATCAGATGCTGATTCTTCTAATTATGTTGCATTGCAAGCACCTACTACGTTAGCTGCAAACTATACGCTAACACTTCCTACGGCTACTGGTACTGCTGGTCAGTTAGTAACAACAGACGGATCGGGTAATCTTGGTTGGACAGAAGCATCTGTTACTGGTGCTGCAACTGTATTTTCATCTAATGGCACATGGACTAAAAAAGCCACAGATGTATTTGTAACGGTTGAATTATGGGCAGGTGGAGGTGGTGGTGGTAGCGGTAGAAAAGGTGATGGTAATGCAGCTGGCGGTGCTGGTGGCGGCGGCGGTGCTTATGTTACCAAAACTTTTCTTGCATCTGATTTATCATCAACTGTATCAGTAACTATCGGTGCAGGAGGAGCAGGAGGAGCGTCGCAAGCAACTAACAATACAGTAGGAAATAATGGAACTGTTGGGAGTAATTCAACTTTTGGTTCTTACTTAACATCATACGGTGGCGGTGGTGGTCCAGGTGGTGTTGACGCTGCTGGTGGTACGTCAACAGCTGGCGGTGGCGGTGGCGGTGCTTTAAGCGCAGGGAGTGGCGGTACTCAGGGTGGCCCTGGTACAGATGGGCAATTTGGAGGCGCTTCCCAAAATGCAAGTTCTGCGTATGGTGGAGCAGGCGGTGGATCAGGTGGTTATCTTGGTGGTAGTGCAGGTGGTTCATCTTTCCAAGGTGGTTCCGCTGGCGGTGGTGGTGGTGGTGCTTCATTTGGTGGTGGTGGTTCTGCATCAAATGCCGGTGGTGCTGGCGGTACTGTGCCTGGTGCAGGTGGAAGTGGCGGTGCAGGTGGCACAAGTGGTGGTGGCGCAGGTGGTGCTGGTGTAGGTAGAAATGGCGGTGGAGGTGGCGGTTCTAATCCTTCTGGCGCAGGGGGAGCAGGTGGTGCAGGTGGTACGTTTGGTGGCGCTGGCGGTGGTGGTGGCGGTGCTACAGGTGGGAATAGTGGTGCTGGTGGCGCAGGTGGCGCTGGTTATTGTCGCGTTTATAGCTGGTAATTACTATGTCAGACATCAATCCACAGGAATTTGGCGCATTGCAAGCAGATGTTAAGACATTAACGGCTGAGATTCACTTACTCCGCAAAGAAATGGCTGATGTCACTGCGATGCTTAATCAAGGCAAGGGTGGTCTATATACGGTCATCTTTGCTGCTGGCGCACTAGGTTCTATCATCACTATGAGCGTAAAAAAACTATTCGGAGATTAAATGGACCCGTTAACTATCGGCGCAGCGGTTGCTATCGCTAAGACTGCTGTAGCCGGAGTTAAGGAGCTGATTTCATTAGGTCACGAAATCCAAGACTGCTATCACGACATAGCTACCTTTTTCGATAAGCAAACTGAAGTTGAGCTTGCTGTCATCGAGCAAAAGAAACAGAAACTACAGGCTGCTAAAGATGGCAAGCCACAGCGTAGCGCTACCGCAGAGGCGTTAGAAGCTACCTTTGCACACAGAGAGATGCTTCGCCTAGAAAAAGAGCTTAAAGAGGCTCTAATCTACGGTAGCCAGGAATCAGGTCTATACGACGAGATGTGTCATCGGCGAGATGCAATTATCCTAGAACGTAAACAAGAGATCGAAGATGCAGAGCGTGAAGAACGTATGCGTCTAGCTGAAATACGTCGTAAGAAAGAACAAAAAATACAGAATATTCAGGAATGGCTAGCTGTAGTGCTAGGCGTTTCTATTAGCAGTTTCGTAATGTATGCAATATGGTGGATGTTTAAAAATGGGGGTAAAGACTAATGATGACCTTAATTACTACATTGATCTCTTTTCTATCTGGTGGCTTGCCTAAACTACTAGACTTCTTTCAAGATAAGCAAGATAAGAAGCATGAGTTAGCACTTGCTCAATTGCAAATGACGCAGCAGCTAGAGATGGCTAATAAAGGTTTTGAGGCTCAAGCGCATATTGAGGACATCAAGACAGAGCAAATCGGTATCCAGACGCAAGCAGATGAGCGCATAGCGTTGTATTCTCACGACATTGAAATCGGAAAGGGTGCTAGCCAGTGGGTTGTTAATGCTCGCGCTATGGTCAGGCCAACGATTACTTATGGACTATTCCTATTACTCGTTGCTATTGATATTGCCGGTGTCTGGTACGCCTGGACACAAGATGCTCCGTTTAAAGAGATGATGGCGCTAGTTTGGGACGATGACACGCAGACGATATGGGCTTCTGTCATTAGTTTCTGGTTTGGCACACAGGCGTTTAGCAAAAAATGAAAGTAAGCGACAAGGCACTTAAAACCATAATCCATCATGAGGGTGTTAGATATAAGCCATATCTTTGCCCTGCTGGCTTGTGGACTGTCGGCGTTGGTCATGTTTTATATCCCAAGCAGGGACTATTGCCAGTGGCAGATAGAAGCTCTATAGGGCTGCGTGTTGAGGACTTTAGACAATTCACTAAGGATGAGGTAGATGCGATTCTTAAAAAAGACTTGCAGCGTTTTGAGCGAGGCGTACTACGTTATTGCCCTGCTATTGCTACTCAAGGGCAATTCGATGCTCTCGTCTCTTTTAGCTTTAATGTAGGACTAGGTACATTGCAGCGCAGTACGTTGCGGCAAAAACACAACCGCGGTGAGTTTGATAGTGCTGCTGCTGAGTTTATGAAATACACAAAAGGTGGCGGTAAGGTTTTAAAAGGGTTGGTGAACAGACGCAAAGATGAAATGAAAATCTACTTATCTTAGGAGTTATCATGAAACAAATTATTGTAGGTCTTTTGTTAGTTATATCAGTTTCGGTATATTCAGCAACACAAGACGCAGACGGTAATTTGTTTCTATCTCAAGAAGAAGTCTATAGAACTATTGAGCAATTTAATCAGCTTGAAATACGCATTGACTACGCTAATAGTAAAATCAAAGAGTTACAAGATAAACTTGAGAAACTAGAGAAAGTAAAGTGCGTATAATGGTTACTAAAAAGATACCGCAAGACTGTATGCCGATGTGCCAATCATGCGCTTTCTTTGATCGTGAGAAGAATGATGACGTTGGTTTTTGCAGACGCTACCCGCCATCTATGTTTTTTCTTGGTGATGATGATTTTGAGAGCTTATTCCCGATTACTGGCCTTAGTGAATGGTGCGGTGAATTCAAAAGGCAGGTGTCATGACGCAACAAATTAAAGATGAGGAGTTCATAGCATTATGGAACGCTCATGCTTCAGTTACTAGAGTAGCTGAGATTCTAGGCATTAACCATCGGTGGGTTAATCATAAGCGTAGAAATATCGAGAAACGGCAAGGTATCCAGTTGCTTGCTGTTGCTAAAAACAGCCCTGATTTCAATGTGACATTACCTGCCAATGGCGTTAGAGTTAATGTTGGATTGGAATCCGGCGTTGTTATCGTTGGCTCAGACGCTCACTACTGGCCTGGCATTATTTCAACGGCTCACAGGGCCTTTGTAGTGGCTGTTAAAGAGTTAAACCCTAAGATGGTCATCATGAACGGTGATGCGTTTGATGGGGCTAATATCTCACGGCATCCGCGTACAGGATGGCAAGCTAGGCCAAGCGTTAAACAGGAGCTAGAGGCTTGCAGGGATCGTATCTGTGAGATCGAGGACGCTGCTGGCAATGCCAAACTGCACTGGACTTGGGGCAACCACGACATCCGATGGAATAGCCGGTTATCCTCACAGGCTCCTGAGTTTGAGGGCATCCACGGCATGAATCTGACGGACCAATTCCCGCG